CTTCACATTCTGTCTGGAATTCTTTGCGATTTGTCCAGACGCATATCTTACAGTTCCAAATGATGATTTAAGTGATAATGAACCTGTCTTTGTATTAGGGTCATACACAAACTCATCAATAACCAATTTAGAATTTTCAGTAACATCAACTCGTGTTTCATCCAAAAACTCAATGGCCGTTCTACCATTTTTTGTTTTTACAACATCATAAGATTCGACATTGAAATCCTTTTCAATGCTTTGAAACTTATCTCCATCTTTTCTTTCAATGTTGGTAACACCCTCCTGTTCTATCACATCCCCAATCTTAGCATAAGCGGGAAAGGATAGAATCAGAAGTATGCTAATCGTCTTGAGTAATGTCCACATCAAAGTTATCACCATCAATTGTAAGGTCTATAATATTATCGTTTAGTCCATCTTGTGTGATATCAATTGTTCCACCACCACCAGTGATGTCCAATGTAATACCGTGTCCATGCACTCCATCACCAGTTTGTGAAGTTGTTATTGCAACACCTTCATCCCCTGCTGTTGAATTAGTAGACAATGATGCACTATTATCCAGAGTTACAACTAATGATGCGTTCTGACCATTAACCGTAGAATCAATGATATTGTTATCACCAGTAACAGTAAATGAAACACTAGTATCATCAGAAGTGCTCGATTCACCAATCTTAAAAGTGAAGTCATTATCATCTCCAGTTGTAGTAATGTTTAAAGTCACATCGTCACAATCGCCAGTTGCAGTGCTTGAACAAAGTAAATCTACTTCGTTGTTATCACCAGTAAAGCTCCATGTTCCAGTGTAAGTAGAACCTTTGATAACTGCTGCAATAATATTATTGTCACCAGTTTGAGTTATACTAAAAGTCATATCATCACCAGATAGAGTAACATCTGTAGTAGATGTTCCGATAACATTTCCTGCTCCATCTTGTGTAATATCTAAGTCTAACCCATCACCAGCTTGGTCAATGTAGATGTCATTACTTTGAGCAAAACTAGGAATAAAACATAATGTAAGTAACATAACAAAAGAGGTGACTATATGTTTTTTATGTTTCACCATCTTTCTCCATTTTTAGGGTTTCTGCGGTTTTAAACTTCCACAGAGATTTTTCTTCCCCTTTGGTTATTAATAAACGAACTGCTTCTTCAATTGCAGCCCGCACTGCATAATTTGTAGGTTCATTAACTGCTGAACCGGCTTCAATTTCTAATGCCTTTGTTCCCATATCTAAGAACCGAAACACATCAGTTCCAGATGCGTAACTAGCAATAGTCTTCTCGGTAGCAACACTCAATAATACTTCCCCTGTCTGAACAGAAACAATTCTCATTGCAACTGTTACTTGGTCGGTTCTGTATTGTGTGTCAGCACCAATACCGAAATATCTTGCACCCATACCACCAGAGGTAGTATTTGAATCATAACCAACAACTCCACCTTCTAACAATAAACCAGCAAACAATAGTGGTTTGAGATTTACTGCACTCTCTCCATCATAAACTTCTCTTGTAGATTTAATAATCTGTCTTTCTTTAACCAGATTATCTAATCCACTTCTTTCTACTACAATAAACCAACTTCCTTGCCCTGCTTTCTGTAGTGCATCAATTACCCAAACATCAGCCCCCTGTGTGACTGCACTTGATAAATTACTGAAACGCTCACTAGGTTTACGTTGTCCTGTTTTATCAGTAAAATCATAAACTGCGATAGTAATCTTATTACCATCTAGTTCTGGTAATATTTCAAGTTGGTTTTCAATTGGAACACTTGTTACTGCCTTAGCAGGTTCCCAATCTGTTGGGTGTAATGTTGAACACCCACTCACTAAAACCATGAATAGTATTACGACAATATTTTTCATTAGAATCCAAAACCATCTATAGGAACAATCACTTCTGTGAAGGTTCCATCCTCTTCTGTAATTTGTATAGTGATAGTTCCAGAGGTTTCATCTTTTACCCATTTGATAGTTGCACCATCAATTTCGGCTGTTCCAGACGTATCACCATTATCGGTGAACATGTTGTCCACCATTTGTTTAGACAATTGTGCATATATACGAGATTCGACATTATTAAGAAACTTTGCAATAGTTTCGTTCTCTGCTTCTCTCTCTAACCGCCTCTGTTCGGCAGCCTGCTCGTCTTTTAATTCTTTTTTACGATTAAACTGTAATTGTTCAATACTCAATACATGAGCACTGTATCCATTACCGTTAAAGGAAGGGTTGTCAAAACCAAAAGTTAATTCGCCTGCACTACTCTGCGTTGTTATTATCAGACTTAGTAGACACACCTTTGTCAAATTCTTTGCTAACTGAACCATATTTTTTCAATATCTCCTTGAGGTCACCATTAATTGGTTCCCCTGTTTTTTCATAATGCTCTAATAACATGGAAAGTTTTGTATTCAATCTTATCATGTCATTATCTAACATTCGGACTCTATCAACTAACGCAATTAGTGTTTTCTGTGCATCTCCAATTACAGGGTCTATTGTTTCAGTTACCCACTTCCATATGAAGAATACAAAGTATCCCATACCAAGAGCGGCAATAACAGGAAATCCAAAGTCCTTAATTGCAGATACTAGTTCAGTTTCCACTAATCTCTCCTTGCGTCTTCCTTACCTTCATTCGCAGCTATACGGTCAATGTTTGGTTTGATTTTAAATGCATGACTCATCAAAACATCTATCTTAACCAAATCATTGTTCATAGTCTGCACACGATTATCTAGTGCTTGGATGATGTTTTTCAAAGAATTTACACCACCTGTTACACCTTTTAATATGAAGCTAATCGTCAGAAACACAAAATAACCGGCGGCCAATGCACCAGCGATTGGGAATCCAACATCTTTTATTAGTGTTAGAAAATCCATATTTTTATATGTTGGGGAGTGTGGCCCAACTCTCTCTCACTCGATTTTTTGTGATAGGTATCACATACCTATTTATACCATCTATAATTTAGGGCAGGAAGAATAGTATAGACACAAAAAAAGGGGGACACTTCCTCAGAAATGCCCCCCTTCGTCTTACTTACTACCTAGTCTTTTCAGTGTGGTGTTATCTACCTATGGTTAAGGTCTTACTGCACACCAAGGATATTTACCTAGTATACCTTTTACTCGTTTGCCAACTTTTCAAAGTATGACATTGCATCATCATTGTCTGCCGATGCAGATGCAGGCTCTGGTGTTGGTTCAGATTTGAACTGAGGTGTGAAGTCAGTCGTATCTTCTTCCACCATCTGAGCAGCAGTCTTACCTGTTGTAACAGAACCAGTGAGAACTGCATCCAAACGTGTCTTCAACTCATCATATGATTTGAAGTTTGTTGGAGCAAGAAACTCTTGCAATGAGTATTGTTTGTTGTAGATAGCCTCCAAAGCAGCATCATCATTATTTAGAGCAGAACCCGATTCGAACTCTGACTTATCATAGTTCCAATAACCGTCTACCTTGCGAATCTTCAATTTGAAGTTTGCACCTTCCCAAAAATCAAATGGGTTGATTGCAGTTTCGTCCTCAAATGCTGGTTGCATAGCTTCCATCAACTTATCAAAGATTTTCTTACCGTATCCGTAAAGAAAAATCTTTCCCTCATTTTCTGGATTAGAAGGGTCACTCACAACATAAATGTTAGAGTAATACTTCAACTTTCGCTTCTGTTTACGAGCAATCTCTTTATCACTCTCAATACCAGAGTTCCATAGTTGAGTATTATACTCAGACACAGGGTCTTTCTGATTTAGAGTTGTAAGAGAGTTCTCAATGAACCACTGACCAGTAGGGCCTTGGAATGCGTGATTCCATACACGAACCCACGGTAGGTCTTCACCTGTAGGTGCTGGTAGGAAACGAATTACTGCATAACCGTTACCTGCCTTGTCCACCTGTGGTTTCCACAGACGTTCATCCACATAGGACTTCTTTTCTGTAGCTGGTGATTCGTCCTTTTGGACTTGTTGCAAAAGTTTATCCAGAGAGTTCTGGTTGCGTAGTGCTGAGATTGACATATTTTTTCTCCTTATGTTTATATGTATTTTCGTATGTTTAAGTATTTCACATTATTCATCGTATATAAGCTATTTATACAGTATAACACCTTAAAAGTCAAGAGGTTTTTCAAGAAATTTAAGATTATCAATACCATCCCACTCAAGTGGTTTGGAACCGACCTTCCAGAAGTTCACGTTAGGGAACCACTCAAAGTTTTGTTTATGCTGTCGTAACCAATTAATATTAAGGGTTTCTGGTGAATCACTTGATACATAATTATCAGTTCCTTTATATACATTGTTTACAAGTCCATCCTTACTGTCCATGTCAAACCCAATTAGATATACATCCTTGGGTTCTTCCAATAGACAGGCAAGATTGACTGCGATTGGGCCAGCTGACCATCCCTCTATACCCATAGGGATAGATGATGCCCAATCTTTATTCTCAACCCATGTTACCCACATACCGTGTTTTCCCATAAGTTGACGAATTCTTTCTTTTTCAGAATCATCTTTTATTTGATGTTTCTGAACAAGTTTTTCATAATATGCATGAATTTGGTTTGGGTCTGTTCCATGTAAAACGAATTCAGTCTTATCACCTCTTTCGTTAGAATTGAATACCCCCATAGGCCAATCCATCATACTATCTAGGTTTACCATATCAGAGTAGATATATGCTGGTAATTTATTCCATGCTCTAAAGTATGCTTTGTTATCAGAACAATAACCAGAAGAATAAACTTCATGTATCATTGCACTATCAACACATACTAAGGCATCTGGAGTAAAGTCACGATACAATGCATTACAACCATAAACCTTACCATGTTGTTGCAGTCTATCTAGGTCTACACCCTTACGACTTTCTCCATTACCTATTACAAAAACTTTATTCACTAATACCTTCGTATTTTACCTTTAGATTATAAGAAGCTTGGTTCCACTCTTGTGGTGTTGCATCCCAAAGACTTTTTGGTTTTGTCTCTGAAACACTGTCTTCAAGAATTTTGTCCCAACCTTTATCACTATAACCATTTTCTGGGGAAAAGTCAAGAACTTCTCCTTCAGGCACTGGATATCCAATTGCCTTCAAGTATAAGGTAAATTGTTCAAGCATCTCTGTTAAATCTGCATCCAATGGGATACTGAATTCAACACTGTTTCCGTCTAAACCTTTCATACTAAATTTATGCATTTTATAGTCTCTCCATTAATGGAAATATTTTAGCAATTTCTTTTGCACACTTTTGTGCAACTTCCATATGCTCCTTTTGTGTTCCGTTTTCAGAACGTAATTCAATGTAATGAATCCAAGACCGCAATGTTCCATTTGCATAAAGTCGTGTCTTTGTCAACCCTTCTGGTAGAACTGCACGAGCCTGTTCCTTTGCAATACCATTGTCAATTGCCCACTGGTAGCATGCTCTTGCCTGATTGATTACTCCATGTTGTCTGCGTCCCCATTCGATAATCAAGTCTGACATCTTTGCATTCTCTTGAATAGATGGGTCTGTTTCTATTTCGATAGAGTTCTGTCTGTTCTTAGTGTCCTGTAATCTACATTCTCTAGTAACAAACTCATTACCCATTGCAGAAGGTTCTGCATATCGTTGAGAAAATTCTTGAAATGAAAATGAACGATGTCGAACAATCTGGTGAGCAATGTCACGAGTTGTTTCAATCTCAATACAAGCACTGACCATTTCAAGTGGACTCCAGTGTTTGTGTTTAACTAGATATTGAATTAGTTTTTCAGAAGTCTCATGATTCATCTGATTTGCTGGATTAGATACTCGAGCACAATATGCAATAAGTTCTTGAATGTCTTTTCCTACAAATAACGAATCCTCATCCGTCTGACTGTAACTAATCAGTCTTGCAGTTGTTAGCATTGGATTTATTCCTTTATTCTCTTCCATCATTATCCTTTCGCAATGAATAACCACCTGTTGGTAGTTCTTCCCATATAAGTGTATCACCAATATCCCAGCCCACTTGGTCAATAGAACCCTCTGGGAATTTAATATATAGTTCTTTCGTCTTGCCGTCTTTTAGGACTTGAACAATCCACTGATTGTCAGTTACTTTAATTGGGTAGGTCATTATATATTATCCTATTAATAACAACGGCAGCTACAATCTATGCAACTGCCGTTGTTGCGTTTACTTCCTCTTATTAAAACGAGGACGGTTCGAACTTTTGTTCGCAAGTTCACTAATGCGTTTGGTTGTGAGTTGGTCACGTTTTACCAATTCTGCATTATCAAACTCTAAAGACTTAATACGAGTGTTGCTCTCTACGAGTTTTGCTCGATAGAAATCTCGTTCCCGAATAAGTTCTTCATGTGTCAAAATTTCTTTAACACTTTCCATCAGAAGGTCTCCTTAGTTAGCTTAAGAAGTTTCGTTTTACATTTCTCTTCATCAAAGTCAAGAAATGCAGCGTATTTGACGATTAATCGTCTTGCATCTGGATATACTAAATCATCTTGTAGTTCCTTATCCCATCGTTGAACATAGTTAAGTAATCCCTGTAGAATTACCAGCGTTTCCAAACTAATCCTCTTTGCGAGGAAGTTCTTTAATAATACAGGATGTTGACCGTTTTGGCAAGAGAAAATTGAATTAAAATTGTCAACTTGCGAAAATAAAAATCCCATATCTGATATAAAATTATAGGTTAATGATTGTCTATATTTCTTCCACTTATTATAGTTGTCTTCATTAAAGTCTCCGAGCCATCCCTTTGGACTAACCACGAAATTGCTCACAAAATATTCTTTAGTAGATGAACCATACTTTCTTGCAACACGAGCAAAAAAGTTTCTATCTCTTCTTTTTAAGAATGAGGATTTTGTTGCAGAGGTTTTACCACCGTATCTCACATAATCATAGTCTGAATTGAAGTGCAATTTCAGCCCGAGATACATTTGGTATGCTTCCCAAGACTCCATAATATAATTACCCCTAAACTGGTAGTGTTGCCACACGAGGCAAGAAGTTTAATTCTCTTGCATCTGCTTCAATTTTTTCTTTAAGTGGTTTAGAAATCAAGGGTGCAATCATGTCTGGTTCGATTTCGAACTTTTCACAGTAGTCCAAGATTGCATCCATATAGGAAGTTTGACCCTTATCAACCATCACTTTATTTTCTATAAGCATCGCAAATTTCTTTGGTGTCATCAAATCAAATTCTTCTAAGTTCATCATATTCCTTTCAAGTGGTGATGAGGGGCAGGGCCCCACCCCTCACCGTTCAATATTGCAGTGCCAGTATATATCAGTCTGGTTGCTCCTAGTCGTGAACTAACCGTGGGTTCACACGGATGTATTAAGGCATCACCCTATTCGTGTTCACCACCATTGCCTCTACCAAACCCACCAAAATATTCTGGTTTGCGTTTAGCAGTTTCAAATGTTGCAACCGTAACTGCAACCGCACCAAGCAATAGTGTGTGTATCATCATACTAACCACTCCTGCCCACATGCTACCTACAATAATAGCGAATACAATACACCACATCCATGCCAATACTTGCATAATCATATGTCGTGTTCCTAAGTCTGGAATATTCCTTAGTGGATTATGTTCAGAACTCATTACAGTATTCCAACTGTTTACAATAAAATTTCTCATTGGGTATATCCCTTTTTCAATTATCTCTACGTTCTTTCACCATTATAGGGAAAAGATGGTAGGTTATTCTGTTACTAGGAAACCTACCGAAACCCTATCCGATTATGCTGCTAGAGCAAAACCTTGAGGTGCATAATTGTCGTTTGCAATTATAGTTTTTGACCAATAACGCAGTCACCCGACAGTTCTACTCTTTCCTATTTACGTCAGTCGATTCCTAATTCGCCCCCATCAAAAATGCATTAACTTCGACATCCCATTAGGGCCATCTATGTTCTGCAAAACTTCCTATTGCAGTAGGACGTAATGCACTTTTGGTGGAGGCGGAGGGATTCGCACCCTCGTCCTATCCGTCTTTCAGATTGTATCAACAAACTGTATTCTATTTATACTATAAAGTTATTCCTTTGTCAAGAGGTAAAAACTGAATTCCTCTTCCAACAGAAAGTAAACAAGCCACCTGTCCTCTAACTTCAACTATTGACCAACTTAGAGTTACTGGATTAAAGAAAAAAGTTATTAGTGTTCCAAGTGGTGGTTGTGTAGGACTGACACTGTATGCCTGTCCCATAAACATAGGTTTTTCTCCATGTCTTTTTATGACTTCCAAAATCTTTTCTGGAGTCGTGCATTGAATTTGTTTTGCAAACCAACTTGGAGAAGGTGGTTCCTTCTCCTCTCTTTGAGGAGCTGTCGGTTTTTTCTCTATTACTTCTGGTTCTGGTTTTTCTTGTGCGAATGCACTAGAAACTCCCACCATCAGTAGCATTAGAGTTAGAGTTAGAATTATCTTCTTCATTTTCTTGTTCCCATTCAGACACGAATTGCTCTACTGTCTCTACTAACAGAGGAAGATATTCGTGCTTCTCTTTAACAAACTCTTGAACTTGTCCATCTTCTGTAACACAAAGAATAACAATTTGTTCTATCTCTTTTCCAGTTCGTTCTTCAAACATCTCTGCGTATGCAGATGCTTGGATATAGTAGTCTAGATTATATTCATCATTACGAGAGGAACGAGAAGTCTTGAAGTCAATGATTGAAGGAACCCCTTCATATTCTGCAATACAGTCAACTCGTCCAGCAACTTTATATTTGTCACTCCACAAACCACACTCTTGTGCATAGATATTATTAACCTTTTCATCAAGAACTGGTTTTAGTTGTGAGAACAAACACCAAGGAAGAAAGTCATAATCTTCTTTGACTACTTGTTCATTATTCAAACAGTCTTCAACCATCTTGTGAACCTTAGTTCCACGGGCGGCCGCAGTGCGAGAGATGTAGTTTGCAACATCTTCACCCACACGTTTACGCCATTTGGCAAGTCCTTCTTTCTTACGAACAGAAAGAACTGTAGTGATAGATGGAAAGATACCACCTTCGGGGGTTAAATAAAATCTTTTACGATTTACTGTCTTTGTAGAAACCTCTGGGATTTCGATTGGATTGTGTGTAAACATATTCTTCACCTTTCAAATTTATAAGCATTATAACAACATTACGAGAGATAGTCAAGAGATTTATCTACAACCTTGACCACGATATTTTTTATATGAACGTCTACGGTTTTTGTTCATAGAACCCATCTTTGGTTTCTTACCACCAATAGATGTTCTTTTATGAATTGGTTCATGAACACTTGCACCTAGTATTGATTTCGCCATTATCCTATTCCTAGTTTAATTTTATTGATTAAGTATTCTTTTACGAAACCAGAACGAACAATGTCACCAATACCAAACTCAACAGTCTCAAATGCTTCCATAGCATCTAAGATTTCTTTAAACTTCATTAGTCCTTCTTTTTCGTATTGTTTGCTCAAGTCTGTTTGGAAGAAATCCCCACAGAAAAGAATTTTTGAGTTTTGTCCAACACGAGTTGTTATGGAATCAAGTTCATGGAAGTTCAAATTCTGACATTCATCTACAATTATAATTGCATTATCTAATGTAATACCACGCAAGAATGATGTAGTGAGAAAGAACAAACTTCCTTGACTCTTTAGTCTATCGTAAAGATTGTTGAATGCAGTTTCATTTGGTTGTTCGAACATAAACTTAACCATGTTCTGATATGGAACTTGGAACAGTGCTGTTTTGTCTTCCTCATCACCAGGCAAGAAACCAATCTCACGAGTTGGAACTGCACTACGAACTAGGTAAACCGTTTCATATGGGGTTCGATTGTCCAATACTTCATTCAATGCAAGATGCAAAGAAATGAATGTTTTACCTGTCCCTGCCGCACCAAACATTAAAAGGTTCTTACCCTTCTTATAGGCATCCCAAGCTTTCTTTTGGTTGTCCGTTAGAGGTTTAACACTGACCATATTGTCAGAACGAATTTCTTTTGCTTTAGCCATCAGTTACTCTTCCATTTTTTTCTATGTTTTTCGATTACCTGTTTGGTCTTAATATCTTTAATTGACTTTTTACCATATCGTTGACCAAGAGGTGTGTCTGGGTGTGCCTCGGCTGCCTTTGCGAATACTTCATCTAGACCACCGCCGGGCTTAACACCACCACTACCAAGACCCCCAACCACTGCTGGGGCCCTTACAATTATTTGTTGAAGGTTTGGGTTGTCTTCTTTATACTGGTCGAGTTCTGCAATTCTCATATCAACCTCAAAAGCTTCACCTGTATCTTTATTTTCAAATGTATATGTGGGCATTATTTAATTTTCACTTTTTGTTATATTCACCAGTATCCTGTGACACCATAAAACAGTCAGACTGTATTGTTTCAATCAAACTGTCTATTTCTAATTTTGATGCTTTGGGGGATTCATATTTTAGTTTTCTTAGGTGGTCTGACATACGTTTAATACCGTCTATCTTATCACACAATTCACTTACTTTATGTATCATTCCTTTTCTCCCTAAGCATAAACCTATTTATACAACAGAATACCACTCTGGTATAGGTCTGTTTCTCCATTTAGCAAGGTGTTGTTTATACTTATTATAATAATCTCTGTATGCAACAATAGAACATTGGTTCTTTACATCATCAGGCATTGCTTGTGCCATTGGTGTAGTCGTAAGGCCTCGTGTAATATTCTTTGGGGAAAACCACAACTGACCCTTCAGTTTCTTGTAAGTTTCGTGATACTCACCGTTCTTGAACCCACGATAGATAAACTCTTCATTTAGTTGTTGCCACAATTTATATAACCATCGGTAGTTCATATCGTTCTCACGAACCCATATTGCAGATGGATGGTTTACATGTGATGCCTTATATAAGAGTCTTTCTCTTGCGGCCTCTGGAACTTTCCATCGTTTGATTTTGCGTCCGTTTTTGGTCTTACCATAATACATTTCACCATCCAAGACACGATGAGCAGTAGACATCAATTGAGCATATTCGATAATCATTTTACTACAATGACTGTCTACATGCTGTGCCGCACACTCTTCTATGTTCTTACTAAGATAAAAAATATTCATCAATCCCACCTGTAAAATATATGGTCTTCAATTTCAATAGTCTTTGTTTTTGTTGCTGCCCAATCTGGTAGGACATAATCAGCATGATAGTGTGTTGCACCGTCAGTGATATCAACAACCTTAATCATATCGTAAACTATCATAGAAGTCAAGTCATTTATCTCATCAAATAGTTTTTGATTATATATCTTGTCTGACTTACCGTCACAATACCAACTAAACTGACATCTGTGTCGAACAGGAATCATCTCACCAGTTCCCTTCCAACTAGGACGATGTGGGCCTTGATAGACTACATCACATATAGTATTAGGAAACCGTTTATCACTAACACGATTAAGTGTAACTAGGATTACTGCCATACGTCCAGCAGTTCCTTGATTTCGTGCCTCGTGATATACGTTCAATGCAAGACATTGATTCTGGACAGAGTAAAACTCATCTCTCTGTCCTTGAGTTAGGTCTTGAGTCACATCACTGTATCCACTAAGGGGAACAGTCATTAGACCAAGTGCAATAATGGCCTCTTTAAACATTTATCATTCCTTGTTGTTCTGCACGATATTCTGCTTCGGCTTGTTGCATAGAATACATATCATCCTCACCATTCAGAACCTCTTCGGCATACTCACCAAATGATACACCAAACTTCTGTTTTGCTTTTGCAACAATTACTGGAGAAGATTCTAGTTGTTGACCATCATTATCAAAATGGTCATATACAAAGTTTTCTACATCCATCAATAAACTTTTCACTTGTCCCATAATATACCTCTTTGTTGTTAATTAAACTATTGCTTTAAAACCAACTGGTGAAACTTTATACTTCACAGTTCCATACAACATTTGGTCACCCACTGAAGTAGACCTCAAACCATACTCAACACCATCCTTAACAGGGAGTGGAGCCAACACTTTAACGTCTGATGAATAGTCTGGGTTCACATAAATCTCACCCTTGAACTCAAAGGTTTCATCCTTACTCCATGAACCTTCAATATTGTTTGTTCTCTTATATGCATACTCTAGTGCTTGCATAGGAGGCATGGCCTCTAGAACATTTACAAGGGCAACTGTTCTTGGAGAGTCTTCGAATGCAGTGTGAATCACTGCGATTTGTTTTGTTTCTTTATTCATAATATATCCTCTTTCTCATTGATTACATAGCTAGATTATCAGAAGGTCAACACTTTGTCAAGATGTTTTTACAACTTTTTTTACTTCTATTTTTCCGTTGTGGATTTTCTGCAATCTCTCAAGTTCTGGGATTACATTTTTATCATCCATCCAATATTCAACTTCTCCATCTGGATAAGTAACTTCTACATAAACTTCTTTCATATTTTCCTCCATTATAATATATCTGCATCCCATACTTCTTGGGCAAGTTTATCCTGTATACGATAGGCCTCCTTTTCCCAAGGCAAATCATAGTAACCAGTATCCTTCTTAACTACACCCTTTTTCCATCGCATAGTAACACCGTCCATCTCTTTACGGTAATACTGTTTGACATGAACCATCTCATGACACAGTGTAGTAATAAACTCTTTTAGAGTAAGGTTCTTACTGATTTCAATAGTAAACTCTTTGTGTGTATCTTCCATCATACACCAACCGATTGCATCACCAGTGAGTTTCTTAATCTCTACAGTGATATCCAAAGTCCTAACACGGGGCAACAATTTTGCAACCATCTCATGGACAACCTTATTTGCAAGGTCTCTCTGAAACTTGTTACCACCAGTAACTTCAATAAAGTTCATACAAATACCCTCTTTTCTCAATCTATATGTATATTATATGCTATTACAACATCTTTGTCAAGGCATTTTTTAAATTAATTTGGCCTGTAAATCATTGATTTATAAGGATTTTTAAAAAAAGTTAAAAAAACCCTCTAGTCCGTTAGAACTAGAGGGCTTGGAATTGGTTAGGACAACCGAGTGAGAGAGAGTTGAGAGAGAGAGGTTGTTCCCCTAACCATTCTTATATGATACTAAACAGCACCATAAAAGTCAATACTTTTTTAGAAATTAATTCATTAATTCAAAGTGGGGCGAATCAATAAATGGTCTACGGCCCTGTGAACGGCGAGTGTCGATGTAAGAGTTTTGTGCCTCTTCCATTGTTCCTTCCCATTCACGAATGTCTGAGACCGTCCATGCTGCTCCCCAACGAACTTGAACTCCACACTCTTGTGCGGCTTTCTTCATTGCGTCAGCAATTTCATCATAGACATTATTTTCCCAACATCCACGGCCATTAATATAGGCCATGAGGTCTACGGCTCTACCTTCAAGGTGTTTGCTCTTCATAGTTTTAGAAGCACCTTTTGCTACTAGTGCCTTTTGTTCTTCAAGCGTTCTGAGTCCTTGGATTACTCCAAAGTCAACTTCCGTATACTCAATTGCTTTCTTAACAACTTCGACCAATCGTTCATCCACACCCTCTAGATTTCCTAGAGACCTATTTGATAGTTTAAATGCCATCTTTATTTTCCTTGTTTTAGGTAACCCATTACATTTTCTGGTGAAGATTCACCATAAGGGTCAGTTACAGTTTCAGTTGCTTCTGGTTCTGGGAACCATGCAACCACTACACCATCACGAATCACTGCGGCGAATCGTTTAGAACGTCCACCAAATCCATTATGAGAGAAGTCAGCAAACATGTTTAGTGCAGACGCAAGTTCACCATTACCGTCTGGTATAACCTTTACATTCTTTATACCAAGTTTGTTAGACCACTCATTCATTACAAAACTATCATTCACACTTGAACAATAGATTTCATCAACACCCTGTTTTTGAAATTCTTCAAAGTCATTTTCAAAGCCAGGCAGTTGATAGGTTGAACATGTTGGAGTAAATGCTCCTGGCAACGAAAAAAGAATTACCAGTTTACCACCAAACAAATCTTCAGTAGTTACATCTTTCCAAACACCACCAATTGGGCAACCACCACCAATAGGTTCTTCGTCCCCAACTCTTGTTTTAAAAACAATATGGGGAATCTTTTCACCAATCATTATGTATCCTTTTATACTTTCGCAAACTCTTCATTCCAATCAAATGCTTCTCTGACTACTTCTTTTGATAGTCCTTTATACACTTGATGGAGTTTTTTATCTTTTGTATCAATTAGAAGTTGTGCCTCTGTCTTATGCAGTCCTTCTAACATTTGTATGAACATATTTTCTTTTTTAAATCGTGGTGTTGCATCGTCACCACCTTTAATGAAACGATAGAGTTTTCTTGCCTCTTTACGCAACACTGTATGTTCTGTTCCTTCTTCAGCTTCATTTGCCTTAAAAGGAACTTCCCCTTCTGGAATTACCCAAACAATATTGGGGTCGAATGATGCTTTAACCAACATTCGTAATGCATCACAATCGTATTCTTTAAGGAGAGAAATTTTCTTGTCCTTAGTCTTTGCGTTGTGAATCTTCTTTAACACTTCTGATAGAAGTGGTGTATATGTGTCTTGAACCATTTTAAAAGTCTCCAATGTCATTCATGAGATTTCGCAATCCCTTCTTTATAAAATAATTTAGTAATCCTGCTCGGTCACCATTTGCTGGTTTACCAAACTCTTCAATGATTTTTACTTTCAAATCACTTGGAATATAATCTAAATCAATTAAGGTTTTGTTCCTTTGATAATTACGCATCATCTCTTCTGTGCAAAAGTCTTCTGGTTCTTGGTCAACCCAATTCTCCAGTTTCTTTGCACTCAAAGGTTTCTGTCGTAACTCGTCCACAAAAGTATTGTCTGGGGACAAGAAGTTAGGAACACCATCACTTCTATCACCCTTTAACACATGTTCTCTTATATATGTATTTGGGTTTATACTGTTGAGGAATTTCTTCTGAACTGGTGCATATTGTTTAACAAAGGTGTGTTTATGCAACTGTATGAAGTCTTTGTCACCAGATAGAATTAATACTGGTTCATACTCACTAGGAGTGACACTGACATATTCAACAATTGCAGCAATACAATCATCTGCCTCTGCACCTTCCACTTCCAAAACTTTGTAAGGAAAATATTCACGAACTTCGTCACGAATATTGTTAAGTGTATCGAAAATAAGTGGCCAGTCTAAACCAGACTTGGCTCGGTCTTTTTTTCGGTTCGATTTGTAATTGGGGAAGAAGTCTCTTCTCCAATATTTTTTACTATCATAACAAAGAACTAATTCCCCATACTCTTCTGTAAACTTTGTTCTATATGAACGTAAAGAGTTAAGAACCATATGTCTCACTAGGTCTTCATCAACTAAGTTTTTCTTTGAACCAATTTGCATCATCAAGTTACTGATGGTTACTTGGTTCATATCAACTAATATCATTATATTTTACCTTTATATTTCCATAGTATTATATAGTAATCTATTAAACACATTTTGTCAATAGATTTTTA